TGAAGATGCCAGCCCACCATCAAAGTGTCCCAGCCAGAATGGACCAATCCTGCCCAAAGAGTTGTCCAGACTCCTTGGGTAGATGTCGGGTCGGACCATGACAGGACGGGAGGCAACCTCTTCAGCAAGACGCTGAAGAGACCTCAGCCCGTGCGCCCTCGAAAGAGGACGAACGGACTGGGCACACCCCGACTTGAAAATGGCCTGACGTTTGGTCCATTCTGGTCTACCCTTGGCCTTAGCGGTTCTCTTCCGAGGGGCCTCACGCGTGGCACAACGAGCATAAAGCTCGTCGTGTTGCTCCGAAAGGAGCGCGATGAGGTCCTTCAGAAGGCGTGGTTTACCTGTCTCACCATCAATGCAATCATTGACGGACGGCAGGTGTCGCCCGAGCTTGTAATACAAGCCCGGCCGAGCCAACGCAGGAACCAGGGGCCTAGGGTAGAGGCCCGCATCTGTCCACGGAGCCTTGCCGTGCCACAGCTGTGCTTCCGAGGGGTTGAGCCCCCGGGAGACCAGCGCTCCAAGTCGCTTGCGAATGGAGACGGACACTGCAAGGCCTCGACCGGTATAACCATAGCCCCCGAACTCAACCGGAAGGTTGAGACGAGGGCTACGGAATCGGAAGAGGGTCTTCATTACTCGCTCCTGGCGCTTAAGGTAGCGCCGACCACACCGGATCTCCGCGACCAAAGGTTGCGAACATCCAGGTGGAGGGACAGGGGGAGCAATGAAGACATCCGCATTGTTCTTTCTAGGCCAGCTCGCAACTTCACACATAGTCCATCCGGATTGGGATGTGAAAGTCTTAGTGAGGTTGAGCTTGGCTCCAGCGTCAAGGACGCGGAAGTCAAGCTCATCCAATCGGGACAACGGTCCACGGCAGACGGCGTCATCACCATGGTGACGACCCCGTCTGTACGTGGATGCGAACCACGAGCTAGCCCACGAGAGAACAACAAAGGACAGAGGCGTGCCCATCGGACTTCCCCTCTCCGCCTTCCAGTGGTCTTTCTGGTGTTGGACACCACGAGCAGACCACTCGGTAAGCGGATCCAGTCCCAGGGATCGTCGCGCGAAGCACTTATCCGTTGTACGGATGACCTTCGCAGCGACGAGCCCAGACAGGATACCTTCCATCAGACGATGGGAGAGACCGTCCGTCGCCTTCGACAAGTCGAGGGAGATGAACGTCTCACCATCATCGAGATGGCTGAGAGATCAGTTGGGAGCGGGTACTGCTTCCGGTTGGACCACTTCCCCGAAAGGAAGAGGTGACCAACCTTCCGCAGACAGTGAGACCCGAGCGAGTCGGCTGCTTCTGCAGCCAACTCGGCCGGGATCACTGGCATAGTCAAGGGTCCGGAGTATTCCTCTCGTGCAGAGGGGATGACCCGATAGGTAGCGTTAAGCTCGCCCATCGAGTGCATCCCTCCACAGGGAAACCGGAACCAAGACTTGCACCCAAACCTACCATGAAGGTAGGCCCTAGCTGCTTCCTCAAGGTATCCTGTCACGCCGCCTCGAGTGCCTCCGCACTCGAAGCAGCTGGAGCTGGACCTGGGGATCGAATCTGGAGTGTGAACACTGCGCGGCGATTTCTGCAGGGCAGAAATCACGTGACTAGTGATCGCGGCAACAGATTCATCCGATGTGAGACACTTCGTTGTTTGCACTGCTCTCAACTCAGCCACGGCCGGCCCAACGGCTCCTTGCGGAGCCGGCGGGAGGCCGCGACTGAGACGAGAGAATGCAAAACCGTCTGTCGGCCGCTTCCATGCAAGGCTCACCAACGCCTGCTGCACCCCAAGAGGGATAGCAGCAGGACATGGCGCCACAACATGAAGAGAAGCGGAACGGACGGTGTGGCAAAGCATCTTCAACTGCATGGACTGCCAGACCCAACCGCGAGGTCGGGAGGCAGCAGCCCAGCGATGAAGATGCCAGCCCACCATCAAAGTGTCCCAGCCAGAATGGACCAATCCTGCCCAAAGAGTTGTCCAGACTCCTTGGGTAGACGACACTCGCCGTCTGCGTTGCCGGTTGTTCACACTCGTACGAGGATGAACAGACTGCTCCGTTGACAGGCCCTTCAT